ATCAACACATCTTCAAAAAACATTTCAGCGGTTGAAGGTCTGGCAATATATTCTAAGAAAAAATGATTAGAAGGTGCGTCCTCCATTGAAAACTTAGTTAATCCGTGTAGTGCACCATTAGAGCCGCCACCCCCAACAACACCACTAATATCATAGCTGTCACAACCAAATGCTCCCATGTGTTCATTTCCAGGATGTTTGTTTCCATTTTTTATTATTACATTGTTTTGTTGTTCTTGATTTGGTACCCACGTAACATAAAATCTACCGTCCTTATTAGGGTAGAACATAACTCTTGTGTCTTTAATTCCGTTCTCCCATTGAAAGTTACCTTTGGTAACCATAGTATTATTTCTTAACTCATCATTATAATCTATCTGTTGATAGATTTTTGTTAAGTTAAATATAGACTGCTTAGACTCATCTCTAAAAGCATGAGCTTCCGTTCTTGGAAACTGTCTGTAATATTCATTTAAAGCATCTGGATCGTCTTTTAATCCCTCAACCTCGTTTTCCCAATGCTGTATAACTCCTTCAGCAATTATGTCGCCGTGCGGCCCGATCGTTTCTTTTTTGGGAGCGTCAAATACAGGATAACCATACTGATCAATAAAACCCTCATAATTCCATTCCATAGGAATAAAAAGTTTGTATAAGCCTGTTTTAGTTTGACCATTCTTATTCCTACCCGCGGCGTCTGATCCATCATATAATTTTTTAAAGTTTTTACCACCTTTATCCAAAGCGTTAGATGTTGAACCCATCATGCATTTACCAACAATTCTACTACCTAACCTTAAACAGGTTTTTGTAACTCTCCAGTTATTAAGTATGTTTGTGGGTCTTTCCCATTTACCGCTTTCATCGTGAACTAATAACTTTAACTTTTCACCATCATAACTATTATCACCTGTATTTTTCCAGTCAATAGTTGTATCTAGTCCGTCGAGATCTTCGGCTTTATTGTTATCATCTAGTTTCCTTCTCGTAAATTTGGAAGCGGGTACTCTATATGCCAATTCTGTTTTGGGACGGTCCATACCGTCTTGTATTGGTTTAAAAAAGAATGGATAATTGACTGAGATCGGTACAACTTTATCCGTAAACATTTTCTTCGCATCCGCACCGGACTTAGATAGTATGCCGAATCTTGCGTCTGATGATATTGTAGCTTCGTTAACTGTTTCTCCCGACGACATGAACGAAAATCCAGAACGTCTATTCTTAAGGTAGCAAATTCCGTAGGATCTACTATCCGCTTTGCAAGCCTCCCAAAACAAATAGAACAATCTGTTTGATTCACGAAAGTCAGGTAATCCGACGTCAATTTTTGACCACTGCAAGTACATATAATGAGTACCTGTGATATAAGTAGGAATATTTTTGTTAATAAACCAATATCCTTTTTCTCTTCTTTCAAATTCTGCATCTATATAAGGGTGCCACTTTTCCTGAAAAGCATTAGGATATTTCCCCCAATCAGCTTCACTCTTAATTTTACTTAATTCTTTAGGATATTCGCTTGCCGCCCATTTGTTTTCACCAAGATCTTTTGCGTCTTCGTTTTTAGGTAAAGCAATGTGTAAATCACCAATAAGATATATTTCACCTATCTTACCTGTTTTGCTTATTACGATTAAATCGTATTCTTTATTATAGCCGTACACCCATTTAGCGTACCTGTTATTTTTTTTAATAACCTGAGGCTTAATGTAGTCTTTAACTATTGTATATAATGTTTGCTGATATGCCATTATTTAGATCTCCCTTCTGCAAAACCTTTAAATACTGGTTTGTTAGAATCTACATTAGACTCATTAATCATACTCTCTTCCTCTTGAATTCTATTAAGAATTTCAAACGCATCGAATATGCAAAGCTTTTTAGTAGCGGCAGCATTTTTAAGTCTGTCAGCTGATATATCTTCTTCTGAGTCAACGATCTTTTCTTTTGCTACCTTTACTAATTCTTTAATTGCTTCCTGCCCAGCGGCTATTATACTCTTCTTCGTTTCTATCGAGTTCATACTTTATAACAATATCATTTGATTTCATACAATACATAACCTGATTGTCTATAACAAATTCCCATTCGCTATTAGGTGCAAATCCGATTAAGTCTCCAGGATTGATTCCGGACTCCTCTAAGGAGCTATTACCTATTTTTAGTATACCAATAAGCTCAGCTGTCTTTGCACTGCTTAAAATGTCTTTATTTTTAACAGGAGCTACAAAGCACCTGTCCCCAAAAGATTTCCAAGATTTATTATTTTTATATAAGTATATTTGATCTATACTGCACATAAAAAAATCATCCTTAAGGAATGATCTACTGTTCTTTTTGATTCCTTTCATATCATAGAATACTCTAAACACGTTGTGGTGAACCACTATTAAATCACCTTTTTTTATAGGTGTTGCGAATGCTGCAGGAGTTTCCACTACTTCAGCAATATTGTTAACGTGTTTAAAACTTTCTATAGAGCTATTTGTTATAAGGGTTTGCTCTTCAACCTTAACTTCATTATCATACCTTTTACCTACTGGCCGTATGATAAAATCGTATATGCTCCTCATTAATACTCTAGGTCATACTCAACGGATATTGCCATGTTAGAATTAAACTTCTTCCATGGCATTACCTCATCTACTTTTTTTATAAATATATTATAAGAATTATCAGACTCCTCGAATATTATATGAGAAATTTCGTGGCCGCCATAAACTGTTTGCTTAACAGAATAATGCATTGCTTCATTTTTATAATCAGCACCAATACTAATTTTTCTAATAATATTACCCATAATATTATTCTTTTACATCTGCCTCGATTTCTTCGTAGCTTCCGTCTATTAGATTAATATTAATAGGACCGTATTGATCTTCTATTTCTTTTTTAGCTTTACCCATTTCCTCTTCAATAAGATCTACACCCTCTATAGCTTTAGACTTCTGTATCTCTAGAGTAGCTATGTGGTTAAAATACTTTTGCAAATCATTTTGCAAACCTTTTACTTTTTCTAATTGTTCAGGAGTTATTACTTTAACTGCCTCTTCGATTTCTGTTTTCATTTCTTTTACTTTACTCACGTTGATTTAATTTAATTATTAATGTTTATTACTGTTTATAATCTTCGTCCCGTTTTAGGATTTTTGTTTTGTTCTCCCGGCACATATTTATATACCTTACCCTCACTTGTATATGAAAATGGCTTATTACCTCCTATTGAGCCTGTAGTAGACATAGTGGCTTTAGTATTTCTATTAGTACCTATTGCTGTTGTAGAGGATCCTGTAGGCGCTTCTTGACTTACGCTTTTTCCAAAGTTTATTACTTTACCAAATTCTTTAGATACTTTATCCGCAGGAGAATCTTTTTTAACAGTTCGAGCGCTTTCTGTTCCTGAGGTTACATCGTAAGTCTTTACATTTACACTATCGCTTCCATCTTTAGGGTCTAAACTTGCTTTTTGCCTTGACCCTGGCTTATTTTGGTTTGCTTGGTTTCCAATTTTTAATCCTCTCATTTTTTTAGTATAATCTAGTTAGTATATATTCTCCTTCTAAATCTTTTGTATACTTTAGAATAAGAGTGTTTTTATCTTTTAATGTGTATTCTATTGTTACTGAATAACCGTTTTGTTCATTATTCAATTCTGTTGTAAATTTATTATTTTCTTGACTAATTATGTCTTCAGCTAGAACTCTATATTCTACAAAGCTAGTGTTAAAAACATTTAAAACTTTATACTCACTTGCAACAATGGTAGTTAAGTAAGATGAATCGTCACTCCCCCATATACCGTTAAAGTCTTCTTGAGCAGTTAAAAAAGAAAATGTAAATAATAATAATAGTGTAATAAATAATTTTTTCATAATAGTAGATTTAATTGTTAATGATTGTGCTTATATGTATAATCACACGTTTGAACAATAAACTACATTTTTTATTTATTTACCCACTATTAAGTCTGTTGCCGCATTAGCAGCCGGTATTAAAACGTAATCCACTACTACAGGTAGAATTGACCCTGCTTGAGCACCTACGAATTCTATAGCGTCTGCCGCGGTTGGATTTAAACTTCTAACTCCATCTACTCTAAACGTTGCATTAGCTCCGCCTCCTGTTACAGTTATAATGTCTCCTAATCCGTAATTTGTTCCAGCTGCATTTATAACCGCTGCAGTTATAACACCTCCAGCTGCTGTTATGTCTACTGTTAATCCAGCTCCATTAGATGCAGGCACAATACTAGTTACAGTAGTAGCTACTCCATTTGCCGTGGTATATCCTGTTCCGCCAGATACTAATGTTAAATTAGTAACAGTATTTTGAGCACCTACTGTTCCAGCTATTATTACTCTTACTGTTCCAGTTACACCTACGTATACAGATGACCCTGTTAAATTAGTCCCTAATGTTCCTGATTGATTTTCAAAAAGCCAAGCTGATTTTGAATCTATATTATTTGTAGGGACCCAGGTTTGTCCTCTTGTTATAAAGCTATCGTTTATTGGAAATTGTCCCATTTTATTGTTGTTTTTCGTTTGTTATTTTTTTACCTTTTTCCCAAGATCTTCCTACAAAGTAAGCCCCGTAAGCGGTTACAAGTAATGTTTGAAATATAGGTATATAGGATTGTTCTATTTTAAATTCACCTATGTTACCATCTGTAAATGCCAAAGCACTAAATATAAAAGTTAAATATATTAGTATCATTGGGCGTATATTTTTTGAAAGCCAGCTGTCCGAACTCATGTCAGATTCCCACCGTGAAGTTACTTCCTTTTGAGCATTAGCTTCTGCAGACTCAAGTATTAATTTAATCTGTCTTTGAGCTTCTAACTTTTCTTCTTTTGTTGTAGTGAACTTATCAATAACATCGCCAACCTCTTTAATAACGCTACCTGTAAGCCATGCAAATAATTTGTTCATAATGTTTTTTTAATAAATAGCCCTACAGATTTTAATCCACAGGGCTATTGTAAATTATTAAACTACTACTATGCGTATGTAGCGGTTCTAAAATACATTTGAGCAGGTGTTGCCGCTTGATCTACTCCTAATTGAGCAGTTGCAGTTACCCCACCTGGATTAGCTGTCATTGCAGATCTTACTGCAGTAACTAAAGGATTTGCTGCTCCAGACGCTATAGTTGGATTTACTAAAGCAGAAA